CCGAAAGTACTTGAGTGGCTGAATGCCCCCATGGTATTTACTGGGGAATCGAAAGAAGAGTGGGGTACATTAGCACGCAAAAAACTCGAAAGAGTGGATGAAGTGGCTCGTATAGATTTAGTTGAACTAGATGCCATACGTGATCAAAAAGTCGAAATGCGTGATGATGTGCCATGCCCGTCTGGTGAGAGTCCAAAAAACGACGAAGCGCCTTCGCCTGTGCAAAAGACAGGTGCGGAGGCGCGAATGAAATATTCAGACGTGGTACGCGGGACGTCGTAAAGACGGTTCTCGATATGTCGCGTAAACGTGAGTTTGGGGTGAAGCGTGGGTACTATTTGGTCCCCGATGGTGATATGAATGATTACGGGAATATTGGATATTCTGATCAGTATTTGGTTGGCGGAGGAAAAGGTGTTAAAATTGCTCAAGATTCTATGAACTTTCTTAAACAGAGGGGGATAAATATCATGAGCAATGTATATTCCATTACCCGCGAGAATCCGCGTACTGAAACGAAATCCGTTACCCGTTATGACTATCCCATCAGTGATTTTGGATATCCAGTTTTACCTGCTGATATTGATTTTGCCAAGTTTGCTCTAGCATGGTATGTATGTGGGCTTGTACCAAGACATGTTATGTATGAGCTTAGCGATGTGATAGATGAATTTGTTGTTGAGTCGTCACCTGGTTACCCGTTTAAGGAAATGGGTTTCAATGCTCGTGGTGAAATGTTGATTGCTGAAAATTTTGAACGATATATTCGGCCAGTAATAGGTGAAATAATGTCGGGCGAATATGTTCAGCGTATATGGCAATCGTTTGTTAAAGTTGAGATGCTTGCACAAAAGAAGATCAATGAATCTAATGAGAGGACTATAACTAGTCCTCCCACTGATTTGTATTTCTGTCAGGTTATGGCCTGTGGTGCTTTTAACAAGTGTCTTAAACGTTCGCAAAAGTATTGCCTTAATTTCACCCCGTTTTATGGTGGTATGGAAAAGATTGCTTCCGATTGGCCTGATGGTTGGATCGTGTCTGAAAGTGATGCTAAACAGTATGATTCGAGTATTCCTAAGGTAATACATGAATTTATTTGGCAACTGAGGCGCGACCGGCTTTTAGAAATGTGTGAAGACGATGTGGATCGGTATGACAATATGTTTCGCAACCTTCGGAAAGAGGAGATCGAGACTATTGTCGCGCTTCCATCTGGACAAACACTTAAGAAAGGCCATGGTATGCCGTCTGGTTCATACTGTACGTCTAGCAACAATACTATGATAAGACATTTCTATAATCTTGCTGCGTGGTTTTCCCTGTGTGGGCCATGGCGTGATTTTGAGCATGCATATCGCGAATATGAGAATAATGTTCGCGATTATTACCTCGGAGATGATGAACTGCTATATATACACTCTGTGTATGCTGAGCGGTTCTCCGTGGAGAAGCGTGCACATTATCTCGCGGGGCTTGGTGTTAGGCTTAAGGTTGAAACTCCTGATAGTCACACACCCGTGGGTCACCACTTCCTTGGTTGGACCTTTGTGTCGACCAATAAAGGTGTGCAGTTTGGTTTTGATTCTCGTAAGGCTTTATATGCGCTTTGTTATCCAGAGTCTAATGCTCAGAAGCTGGATTTTCAGATCGTCCGCGTCTGTGCACTTGCTATGCTTCTCCGCTATGAGTTTGCGATTCCTATCGAACTAAGCGGATCTAAGTATGTTAAAGTGTATGACGTTCTGCTTGATTATTATAATGATCTAGTGGAGCGTGGTGTTCCGGTTCCCGAAGGGTTATCTTTTCCCTCGATCGGTTTTCTGGACTCCATGTGGAGTGGTCTTGAGCGCAGGGAGCCTGACTCACTTTTGCCAGGCATTTTATTGAAAGAGTTGACGGGGCTCATCACGCATTGTTAGCGTGCCCGTCAATGGCGCTAACTCCTAGGGGTGCGTGAAATGAAATGTATGGCTGCTATTCTTCCTTCGTCTGAAGTAGATGGTATGACTGGGCACAACGCCGACATAAGTGGAGCTGAAAAGACTCTTACTAGTGTCGGTCGTGCTATGGGATTGACTAAGGCGGGAAAGGAGTGGTTAATTACTGCCCTTGACCCGTTTCATGACAGGGCAATTGAGTGCGATGGTTATCCCTCGTATTCAAGCCCGAACACAATTGTACAGGTAATTAAAAAGTCTATGACTATTGTTGCCCCTGCTGCTGCTGGATCTGGCACTTGGGATTTTAATATCTCAAATATTCCAACAAATGCTCCTGGGCTTTGTACTCAAGCATTTACGTATGGTTCCGTGCTCGCTCCTGATGGCTCCCAGCCTTTTGTTGCTAAAAATATTGGCACAATTACTGGTGTGGCCGTCGCTGCTGATGCACAAACGTGGCCTACAAGCGATGGTGCGAAAATAGATGGTGGTGCTGAGTTTCATCAACTCAGTGTTGTTGATTTCGATGGTACTAGTGGTGGTCCTTCACAGCCTTATGGCAATGGATTGAACCGCGTTATTGGTATGGGGTTTGAGGTAATAAATACCACTCCCATGTTGTATAAGGGTGGCCTTGCCACCTTGTACCGCCAAAATGCGTATCGAACCGATCGTGTTACTACCCCTGTATCGTATTCTACGACAAATCCTCCCTATACGACATACCAAGTGTTATCGTCGCAGGGTGAGTGTCCACCGTCTTCCGTTGCTAAAGCCCTTTTGTTGCCAGATTCTATACAACGTATGGCTTCTGGTGGCACGTATACTGTATGTTTGCAAAATGGGATTGAAAACCCTCTTTGCGTGCCTGAGAATAAAATGGTTGTAATGACTTCAGAAGATATGAATGCGCTTGGCGACACTGCTAGAACTGACATAACTGGTGGATATCCTGCGATATTAACTGGTGGAAACTTTGGTTCCTTTGTTGGTGCTACTGGTGGTGTTTTGCGCAGAAATATTCTTCCTTTTCAAAATAGTGGCGTTTATTTTACTGGATTGTCAAATCAGACGACTCTCCAGGTAAACGCCCGTTTTGTTATCGAGCGTGCTCCTACGCTCGATGAGCCTGATCTTGTTGTGTTGGCGCGTCCTGCACCTATGTACGATCCTGTTGCTTTTTCGATATACTCTGAAATCATGAGGACCATGCCTCCTGGTGCTGCTCTAAGTGAGAATGCGCTAGGTGACTGGTTCCGTAAGGCCGTTGGTGCCGTTAAGAATGCGATACCGAAGGTAATCAGTGTTGCTAAACATGTGTTGCCAATTGCCGGGCCTAAGGGCCTAATGGTGAAGGAGGTTCTCGAAAAGGTTGTTCCTGGTCCGCGTGCTGTTAAACAGAAGACTAAGAAAAAGAAGAAGAAGCAAT